AGCTCAACCATTAGTTAAAATTACAGAAACTATGAAAAAGAAGTATGAGGAACTTTGTTCTAGCCCTCAGATAGTAAGACATAGTAATGTAAGTGGTTGGGGTGGCAGCTATATGTATGGAAATCAACAAAACATTTGGCAAAATAATAAAGAACTAGAAATAGAGAAGTATTATGAACAGGCTTTAGAAAAAGCTTCAGACTTGCAAGATGGATTTGTTGATGGAACTATTCAGCTTAAAGAATGGAAAGAGGGAGTTAAGAAAGTAAATAAAGCCTGTAAGGATAAAGAGCTTCCATTTAGAATGATTGATTGGAAATTTAATAAAAATCAATTACTCAACAAGTTGATGACAGTAATGCCTAATGAACTATTTGATTGGGACGATAACAGATTAAAAGACCAAATAGAAACTATGAATTGGAATAATAGTTATGGAGGTGGATTATGGCAATAAATATGAGAAGCAGGGGATTAGTAGATAATCTCAATGACTATAATTATCACATACTAGGTTGCGGCGCTATAGGTAGTGCTGCAGCCTTGCAGTTAGTAAGGATGGGAGCTAAAAACTTTTGTCTTTATGATAATGATGAAGTAGATACAGGTAATGTAGGAGTATCTCAATACACAATATACGATGTAGGTCATGCAAAGGTAGATATGCTACATTCTAAACTAAAAGATGTAAATGATAGCGTAGAAGTAATGTGTGAAGATAGATTATTTGATAATTACGTATATTTAAATGATAATGACATAATTATACTTGGTTTTGACAGTATGAAATCTAGAATGGATGCTGTAAAAGCTATAAGTAAATGGAAACATTCAAATCCTTTCGCTTTGATAGATGGAAGGATGGGTGCAGAGCATTATCAACAATATGTCATATTAAAGCCAAATGTAGAGAAATATGAGCAGATATGGTATTCTGATGAGGATGGTAGCGAAGAGCCTTGTAATATGAAGGCTACAAGCTATTGTAGTAATATGTCAGGAAGCTTTATTGCTAATGCTGTTAGAAAGATAATTAAAGAACAGCCATATGAGGAATTTGTCTCTTTCCATTTTCCTACTATGACAATTGAAAAAACTACTTGTTTAATTAAGTAGTTAGTTATAAATTAACAGGCTATCTTATTGCAGAGATGATATTATCAGACGCCTCTCACGAGCTAACTAGTGAGGAGATTTGCTTCCTTTCTCTAATATCCTGCTGGAAGTATAAGATAGCCCTTTCGCTTAAAATAAAATAGGGGGTGCTTATGGCATTAAAGAAAACTAAAAGAAAAGCTATTTCCCAAAATCCTAAAGTAATGTTACTTTACGGTGCACCTAAAGTAGGGAAAACAACAGCTTTAAGTCAATTAGAAGATTGTTTAATAATTGATACAGAACAAGGTGCAAACATGGTAGAAGGATATATAGAAGAAGTAAATAATAGACAAGAGTTATTTGACTTATTGACTGAAGCTAAAAAAGGCCATGAATACAAATATGTAGCTATAGATACTATAGATAAAATAGCTGATTGGGCTGATAAAGCAGTATGCTCATCAGAAGGAGTTTCAGCTATTCAAGACCTTGCTTTTGGTAAAGGTTTTGCTATGGTAAGAGACAAAGTTCTTAATCTAGTAAAAGCTATGAAAGAGATATTTCCTCATGTAATAGTCATCGGACATAGGAAATGGGCAAGAGCCGTAGTAGACAGTAAAGCAATAGTAGAACCAGAAAGTCTAGATTTAACGGGTAAGTTAAAAAACATGTTAATGGCAGACTGTGATGCTATTGGATATGTCTACAGAGATGACGATTCTAGCGATTTAATGGTATCATTTAAAGCAAATGAATCATTAGAGGCTGGTAGTAGAAGTCCTCACTTAAAAGGCAAGGACATGAAGTTAAATTGGAAATCAATCTATAAGGAGAAAAAGTAATGGCGATATTTAAACCCGAAATGAATAACACGGAGTTTACTGCTGAAAACAATAAGTTTTTAGGAATAAACAATTTTGCAATAGTTGGATATGAAGATAAATCAGGTATGTTTGATTGGGCTGACTTATACATCGAAGTAGAAGTTAAGCAAGAACATAGTGACTACACAAGAAAACTGCAAATAAAAGGTTCTTTTGAAAAAGACTCTAATGGAAAAATCACAGGAGGAAGTGTATTAAAAAGATTATATGCTTTCTTTGATGCTATTAATTGCACAGCTGGATTAAATACAGATGGTGAGTGGGAAAAAGAAGATGGCACTAAAATAGAAAGCATAGCAGATTATCTAAATGAAGGTGGTACTGATGGTGATGTAGAAACCGTAAATACATATAGATATATAGCTTATTTCTATAAAGAACAGCCAAAGAAAGTAGGAGCTAAATCTTATACAGTTGTATGGCCTAAAGTCTATTTAGGAACTGATGAGAATAAGAAAAAGCTTAAAAGCGATATAGACTGGCTTAAAGGCAAAGGTTACTTAAAAGAACTATCTGATGAAGTAGTTGCTGCTCCAGCTATGTCAGGAAATGGTTTAGCTAATCTGTGAACTATATCGAGATAGCTAAAGGTTCTCCTCATAACAGAGGTATAATGATTCCTACAGAGAGGTTGTCTGCTTATATAGGAGACGAGCCTCTCTATAGGAGTGTTTATCTATATGATGATACAGCGATGCAATATGTCAATGAAAATGGAAGTTTAAAGAATTTCTTTGGCGTTAGATATATAGATAAAATACCTATTGATATTGATAAGCAGGATAGAAGTGATGAAAGAACTTTAGACATCTTAAGGTCTGTTATACTAGAGCTAGAAGAGGCAGATATTGGTTGTGGGAGCTTCCAATCTTACTTTTCTGGCTCTGGTTATCACCTTATTCTTTCAGGAGATTTATTCAATTTTAAACCTGGAAACGATTTACCTTATATAGTCAAACAAACTATAAAGAAGTTGCAACCTGATGTAGATGCTAGTATCTATATGAGAACTGGTATATACAGATTGCAACATACTGTAAATCAAAAGACAGGGTTATATAAAATTCCATTAACTAGAGATGAAGTTATGAATAAGAATCCTGAAGATATTCTTGAATTAGCAAAAGATAAAAGGTTAGACTTTCAATATCATGTTTTAGAAGGAAATGGAGAACTAGAGCATTCAGTAGTAACAGAAATACCTAATGTAAGGGTATTTAACAAAATATCAGAACCGAATAAAATAATACCATGTGTCCAATCAATGCTTAATAATGGAGCAAAAGAAGGAAGTAGACATATTACAGCAATGAGAATTATATCACATTTTAAAAGGCATGGAATACCTAGCCATTATGCAAAAGTATGTATGTTGCATTGGAATAATAAAAGTATGCCTGAAAACGATATAATGGAAATGGTAGAAAACGTATATAATAGAAACTATAAATATGGATGTCAAGACAGCGTAATGGTAGACCATTGTAAGACGCAATGCGTTCACTTTAATAGAAAAGATTATTTAGTAGATATTAAATCATCTGAAGATATGCAAGGAGAATTAGCTGAACGTTTGACTACTGATTTTAGTGGTAAAACAATCAACTTAAGCAGAGCATTAGGCTTGGATGTAGAATCAACTATATATCCAGGCGAATTAGTTACTATATTTGGGCCTACAGGTTCAAATAAAACTACATTTGCTCAAAACCTAGCATTAGGAGTTGATTTTGTAAATAATCAAATTGTAAGAGAATGGCAAATACCCACGTTATTTCTTTCATTAGAATTATCATCTTGGTATATGCACAGAAGGCATTTACAAATAGTTTCTGGAAAAGAAAAAGAAGAAGTAAACAGCCATTATAACACGTTATATGAATCGCATAAGGAAGAGTTAGAGCATATTATGATTCAAACAATATCTCCTACTTTAGATAAAATATATGAAAAAGTAAGAGAATTGGAGCCACAATTAGTAATTATAGATTATATTGATTTAGTCGACACTCCTGTAAGTTACAGAGGCGAATATGAAAAGATAAAATATATATCTCATGGATTATCTAATATGGCTGTAAATAATGATTTAATCGTAATACAAATCTCTCAAGTTAGTCGGGAATATAGCAGAAACGAAGTGTTAGATTTATATGCTGGTAAAGGTAGTGGTGCTATAGAAAATGCATCAAGAAAAGTTATTGGTTTAAATGGTCAACCAAAGTCTAAAGAAAGAGCGGTTAGATTATTTAAAAATACTGATGGCGAACTATTTGACACACATGTAGAATGGACACCTAGTTTCAGATTAAGGAGAACAAATGGGAATGATACTCAGAGTATTATTAATGGATGAATACACGGCTATACATCTATTTAAACTAATAAAAATAGGGTTTATACACCCTGTAGAAGCTCCAGGAACTGTAAAGGGATTAATGTTCGGTTTTTGGAGATTTGAAATTCAACTTATACTTGGATTCTGGAATAAATCAAAAATGGAGGGGTTAAAATACCATGCGTAGATTAATAAAAAGAGTTCTTTTTGGTAAAAGAAAGAACTATAAAAGAAGACACTATGACAATAGAGTTAAACATTGGGAGCTTAATGAGCTCAGAAAACATATAAATGATACTGAAAGAAAGTTAACTAATCTAATGAATCATTTAAAATTAGAGTCTATTGGTAATTCTAACTTAGTTGGAGATAAAAAAGATGGGAAGAAGTTCAATGGCCAGTGGAACTAAAAGTGTGCGTAAACCTAAAAGGGGACGAAAGTCCCCTAAGGGTTTAAGTATATGGGAAGATAAATTTAGTAGAAAACTAAAAAGACATCACAAGCATTTTGCTAAGAAGGTGTTTCATCGATTAATGAAAAAGTCTTCTACTTTAAGAACAACTTTAAAAAGAAGGAGTAAGGAATATGAAGTCGAGTTTAAAATATCACTTACAGAGGTTAGAGAACTATTACATAAATCTTATGGGAGGAAGTGTAGGTATTGCAATACTATATTGCTTGTCAATAATATGGCATGCGACCATATTCACCCTCTTTCTTTGGGTGGTAACTCAACTCCTCCAAATCTCCAAATGATTTGCATGAGATGTAATACGAGAAAGGGACCGTTAACAGATAAAGAATTTATGAAAATTTTAAAATGGCTATCTAGGCAACAAGCTGGATTAGCTAAATACGTATTAAGAAAACTATCAAGTAGAGATTTTTAGGGCAAACGATACGCCAGCGGTATGCAGCTGGGATACAAGGTTAGGTTAAAAGTCTTGTGGATTTTTGTAGCAGTCGGATGCTATCAAGCAATGTCAATCACTAGTTTGCCCTAGAATTAAGGAGAAATTATGAATTTTGTATTAAGATTAAAATCAGATGGAAGTAGGGTAGATAGTATTCCTTCTAAAAGCAAAGAAGGTGCTACTATTTCATTCATGAGCAGAAAACAAATGGACAAAGAGACTTTTGATAAATTATATGAGGTAAGAGAAGATGAGACATATACATAGACAGTGGGGAAAAAAAGACATGCTTTATTATTGTGATGATAGTAAAGTTGTTTGGCAATATGATAGGCTAGGGAAAGTGCATAAATTCCCTGATATGCCTACTTATGGGATAGAAAGAAGGAGGATACCTAATGGGACGACCTAGGAAAATAAAACATAGATTTTGGCTTATATTTCATAGAAAAATAAGAGGAAAATCAATTGATTGGTTAGCTAATAAATATAAGGTATCTAAAAGAACTATATGGAGGCATTTAAAATGAGAGATAATAATTTAGAAAAACATATCAGATGTAAGTGCCGTAAATATTGGGGAATGAGAAATCATAAAAGAAGTTGTAAAAGGTGTAAAACTGAAGTAATAGCAAGGGGAGAATAATGATAGAAACGAAAGGGGTAGACGTAGTGGAGAAATTAAAAGAATATCAAGCTTTAAAATATAATAAAAACAATAAGTTTGACATTGATTTAGAGTTTGGAGAGAAGTTTGAAAAAAGTGTAGCCAGGATACTTACTCTTGGAAAAGTAGAAATAAAGACAGAAAGAGATACTTGGAAAAAAACAGGAAATGTAGCTATAGAATTATCATCTAGAGGTAAATTAAGCGGCTTAAATACTACAAAAGCAGATTGGTGGTGTCAAGCTTTATCTTTAAATGGAGATATTGTGGGGCTATATATGTGGCCAGTAGAACATTTAAAACATGTAGTTAGGCATAGTGTTAAATACGGAAGAGGAAGAATGGTAATGGGCGGAGATAATGATACAAGTGAATTAGCCTTAGTTCCATTGGAGGACTTAACTAATGGTTTTTGAGAAGAATAAAAAGTATTTCTCTTGTTTAAGAGAAGAAAAAGAAGGACATTGGGTATGCGAGAATCCCTTATTTATATGTGGAGATAAGGGATTATATCCAATCTATAGAGCAAATGGTAGATATGGAGTTTTAAATAAACACTATCATGAATTAACATTAAGGGATATAGACAAAGAGACTTTAAAATGGTTAGGTAAGGCAGGTAAACCAGGAAATAAAGGCGCTGAAAATATATTAAAATTTAGAGGAGGAGATGATGAGTTACTCAAAGGATTATGAAGAAATAAGAACCATTATAGACGATATAATAGGAGTAGAAACACAAGTTGGGAATAATTTAAAAACAGCTATTAAAAAGTATTTTGAAATGAAACCAGTAAGTGTTAAATTAGTGAGTCCTGAAAGTAAAATAACTTATAGCAATATAAGAACTGAATCAAGTATGATTAAAGAAGTATCTAAAGAGGCAGATGAAGCCATGGCTAGATACAATAAAAAACTGAGGGAAGAAACTAAGTCATTAAAAGAAAAAGGAGAATATTGTGGTATATCAGGTTGAGACTAATCTGATTATTGCAGTTGCAATTTAATATGAGTTCTAAAGTAAAAAGAAAACCAACAATAAAAGAACTAACTAACGTTGTGTTAGAGTTAAATGACAGAGTTAATTATCTGTATAGTGTTATATCTGAATTAGAAAAGGCTTTTAGTTTATATGTTGAATATAAAAAGGATGATGATAAATTCAGAAAATATATAGACAAAAAAGTCGAGGAATGGAAAGAAAAAAATGACGCAAAAGAAAATGGAAATGCTGATAAGTCAAATCTTCAAGGAGATACAGACGGTGAGAGCAGCGGGTCAAAAGGAATACGCAAGAAAACAAAATAACGCATTTGCTAATTTTGAAAGAGTTGCTGAAAACTTAGATATTGACAGAAAAGAAGTTCTTTTAGTATATCTATTGAAACATATAGATGGTATATGCGCCTATGTAAAGGGGCATAAAAGCCAAAGAGAAGACGTAAGGGGCAGGATTACAGATGTAATTGTGTACCTTTGTCTTCTTTGGGGAATGGTAGAAGAAAATGATTAAATGCCCTATATGTAAAGAGTTAATCTCTCCTTCAAGTTTATCTTATAAAATATCAGCAGGATTTTTAGATGGAGATGGAGTTTTCCATGAAGATGTATCCTTAGTAGTTCATAAAGAGTGTCAAAGTAATTGGGTTTATAATCCTTTTGAAGAGATTGAAAAGGATATGAAAGACGGAAAACTCTAAAATCTTCTTCCTTTAGTAATTATACCAGTAGCTATTCTAGCTGCAATTTTAGCACTTTTATTTTTCTTCAGTATATTATAAAAACTTGTCCAAGCCTCTACAAATTTCCTACCCTTTCTTTTAACTGAATCAGGAACATTAGGAGTTCTTCCTCCTCCTGGTTTTCTAAAATCATAATCAGCAGTAGTTACAACGGGTTGTTGTATACCTAATTTTTCTCCAAGTGGACCTGCAAATAATACTCTAGCTTTTTGAGCAATTCCTTTAGAACCTTTAACGGTTTCACCTGCACTTCTATAAGTAGTAATATCATACATATTTCCAGTAGATTTATAAAAACCTTTCCCTTTACCAAGTCTTTCTGAAAAAGTTAATCTTTGTGTATGGCCACCTACAACATACTCTTTAACAGGAACCATTTTACCTTTCTGCCATCTATGTGGAACAAATTTTACAACCCAATTATTTCCTTCTTTAACTAGTTCTATAGGAACTCCACTTTTAACAGGTTTTCCTTTAAACATCATTTTACCTTTTTTAGCAACTGTTTTAGCTTCAGAAATTTTACCTTCTTTTAATAATTTACTTATGTAAGTAATTCTAGGGTCTTGTGTAGCAGCTTGCCTTAATTTTTTAATCATAAATTTATCATCAGAGACATTAAATACTGTAATGGGCTTTTTAACATTAGCCCCTTTATTAACTAATGCTTTTTTAATATCAGGGTCAGATTGAGGTAATGCATTATATACAAAATTTCCACCGTGTTTAAAATTAATAGGTTGTTTAAGGCTTTTTTGAACAATAGCATGAGCCATTCTTCTTTCAGGTTCCATTTTTTGAAGATTTAAAAAATACTCAGTAACCTTTTTAGGAACAGACCTACCTTGACTTTTTAATTTACTCATATATTCCTCAACAGCATTAAGAGAATTTTTCATAGCTTCTAATTCAATAGGATTTCCAGATTTAACCATAGATTTTAACCAAGTTAAAGGGACTTTCTTCCTCTTTCCATCAGCTGCTGTTAATAAATTGTTTGTAAATTGAGCTACTTTAGAATCTCCTTGATAAGAACCAGTTACATTGGCTCCAAATCCATAAGTATCAATCCCTCTAGCCACAGCTCTTTGTCCTAATTTTTTAGCTGCATAAGCCGCAGGGACAGAAGCAGCTACAGATAAAAGAGTTTTGTCTGTATCTTTAAAAGCGTCAACATATTCAGGCTTAATGCTAAAATCTATATTCCATTCAGAAGGACTAAGGACTTCATCTATTTTATCTAAATTAATATCCAAAAATTCCACCTCCTATAGTTTGAACTTTACGTCTTTTTTCTTCTTCAAGTTCTTTGTTCCTTTGAGAAGTAAATCTTTGAATATCTCTTAAAGGCATACCAGCTACTTTTTCAAGCAATCTAGAAGGATTATCTATTAAACCTTTATCAGGTTGAGCAATATCTCTTATCATTCTTCCAAATGGCATTAAAGTATATACTTGATAATCTGTAAATTTAGTATAATCATCTCTAGCCCATTGCATTAAACCTGTAATAGGAAACCTTGCAAGAGGAGGAGTTATGATTTGTAATGGTGCTACTGCTGTTGGATAAGCTCCAAAGAAAGCCCTTTCTCTATCTTTTTCATCTCCAAACATCCAATCAGCTGTATCTTGAAACCAACCCCAAGGTTGAGGCAAAGCGTTATCAAATAAACTATATAAAAACATATTACCTAAAGCAACTACAAATAAATCAGTAGTCATAGTTCTTTTAAATTTTTCGAATCCAGGAGTGCCTTGTCTAAATCCATATCTTTTGGCTTCTCTTATAACATCATTACGAAAACGCCATGAATTCCACGCATAAAGTTGAAACCTAGTCATAACCTTACCTAGAGCAGTTCTCGCGAAAAAAGGCCTTTGTGGAGCCTCATATAAGAATTGAGTAGCTTTTACACCTTTTTTACCCATTTCAATTAAGAATGGATGATTAGGGTCTGTTATAGCCCCACCAAACTTCTCCCAAGCTTGTATATAATGAGCCATAAATGCATCTCTTCTTAAAATTCTTTCAGGAACAGACATAAATTTAGACGCTGCATTAACAACAGCATCACTTACACCATGTTTTTTACCTACAGCCCATATTTCTTTTCTTTCAATAGGGTCTTTTGAGTTGATTTTAGAAGACAAATCCCCTATAAACTTACCGATATTCTTTAATTCTCCAGGACTTTTACCTAATCCAAGCTCATGAATCATAAATTCAGGAACAACACCTTTAGATACAACAAAATCTTCTACATCTTGCATACTATTCCAATCTTTATTAATTCTTTTTAAGAATTTTATATCGCGTGCTTTTTTAAGCCTTCCAGGTCCTGCCGATTGTATAGTATGCAAACTACCACCAAAAAGATTAGTTATAGCAGTTTTAGGATGAGCTAGTAATGTAGCTAATTCATACTTAGCCTCCATATTTGACCAATGTCTTATATCTTGATAAGTAAACTCTTGTAATTCTTTTGGAAGTTTACTTTTTATACCAAGTTTTTCTCTAATTTTATTTACCTTTTTTAGAACATTGCTATCAGCCCACCAAGCAAAAGGCGTCCCTTTTAATTTCATTTTAGGGTCATCTAAATAACCTTCATATGGAATAACATCAGGTTGCCCCATAGCTCCTTGAACATATAATTTAAAATATTTATCCCACCTACTTGCTAATTCTGGACCAAACTTTTTACTCATTCTATGGTAAGCGTCATCAAGAACTTTCCTTGACATAACTTGATTTAATTGTCTATAATAAGTATTTATTAAGTTTTTAGAATATGCCGTTAAAACATTCATATCTAACGACCATCCAGGAACATGTCCTTTTCTTGAAAACATTGAGCTAAATGAATGATTCATATCTGTCCATTTAACTTGGTCACCTTTAATTTTTTTCTTTTGAGCTATATCTTTTAAGGCTGTATTAACCTCTAAAACATCAACTTTATCCCAATCTTGAACTTCTTGAAACTCCCAATCACCAGTCATCTGCTTATGTCTTATAAGAACTTTTTCTTTAGCTTTTCTTTTTTGTTCAGCATTTAAGGTTTTATCCTTTCTTATGTATTCTAAAGCTCTTTTTACACTAATTTCTGCACCTTTTCTTGAATGGAACATGTGAGGCCAATATCTTTCAAAAGGTATTTTGCCTGTATTTTTAATTATCCACTTACCATAAGTCTCTTTTTGCTTAGGACTTCCCAAATCAAACATCATTGACCTAGCCATATGCCTCATTCCGTCAATACCAAGCTCCATAGGGATTACATCCCCTTTGGCAAATGCACTTTCTACATCATTTATAAACTTTCTCCAATTCATTTTAGGTTGAAGTTTTGTTTTAGGGTCAAAATACTTTCCTGTTTTATACTTATTAAATGTGGCTTTATCACCAACTATTAAAGTATGCAGGGCTTCAAATCTTTTATTTACTTTTTCTTTAATACCTAGAAGTTCTTTAGATTTATTACCATTAACTATCTCATAACCTGTAGCAGTTACCCTTTTACCAGCTTCATTTTGAATAGTAAACTCTTTATCCCTTAATTTTTCCCAATTAAATTCCTTTTGTGTTTCCCCAAGAAGTATATCATATATCTGTTTATTAGCTTTTTTGACACTATTAGGCTCATCTCCTCTTTCAATATCATCTTTAACACCCAATTCTCTTTGAGCCATAGCTATTTTAAATAATCCATCTTTCTCTGGAAGTTCTTCTAAGTATATAAAATCATTTTCAATCTCTTTTGCAATATTCTCAGCCTTACCTGTAGCAAGACTGTTTGTCTTGTGAATCCAATTTTGCAGAATTTCTAAAAAGTATGTAGGCCTTCTAACCATACCTTCTTCAACCTTACCACCCTTTGTTATAAAATATCCTTTTTTCTTTAGCCATTTAATATCATGAGCCATTAGCTCTCTATTGACTGTCTCAGGAAACATACTCCAATATCTCTTTTGTATTTCAGGAGTAGAACTTCTCCAAACTCTTTGAAACATTGTTCCATTTTCAACTTCTTTAAGGTAATCTAAAACCATTCTAAAATCTTCTCTATGCATAGCATTTAAATCCTTACCAGCACCTTTAACTTCCTCTAAAATACCTCTTATTTGTTGATTCAATTCAGGTATATTATTACCTAACTTTCTATTATATCTTTTAAGAATACGAGCAATTTCAGTAATCATTGCTTTATCTTCTTTAGTAACCTCACCTTGCTTTATCCCAGCATAACCTCTTCCTTTATGAGCTCCTTGAACAAGCTCATCCATAACATCTATTTCACCAACCTTTTTCTCCTTTAATACTTCATTTAAAGATGCTGTTTCCTTATCATATGCTTCTTTTGGCTCTAATGTCATTTTAGTGTGCATATTATTCATAAATTTAAAATGATTTTGAATAGCAACATCACTAATCTGTTCTGAATTTATAGCTAATCTACTTTGAGTAGTCTTAGCAGCTTCTTTAACAAGTTTAGTTATAAGGTCTCTTAAAATAGGACTACGCTTTCTAGCAGGTTGCATATCCATATACTTTTTAATTTTAGAAAGATTATTTCGCCTTAAAGTACCTATAAATAAATGGTCAAATAACTCTCTCTCATGCTTCTTTAGTCCATTTTTATACTCTCTAATCTTAGTATCTAATTCCATTTGGTCCCAAGTAGCAGAACGAGTATCAGAAAAATCTTTTTTTCTTTTTCTTTTTTTATTAGGGTCAGATATTAAACTCTCTTTACCTTCTTCTTTAGCAAGTATATCAGCTATATCAAAAAACTCTTTAGTTGATTCCTTATCACCAGCCATAAAAGACTCATAGTCCATTTGTCTTCTTTCTTTAGTGTTTAGGTAACTTCTTGCTTTAAACTCTTCAGTCTTTCTATGTATTTCTGCTATTTTCTTAGCAGATATCCTATCTTTACTTAAAATACGTTTTATATTTAATAGTGTAGACATTGTAGCCAAATCATTAGATAAAAATTCTTCAGCCTGTCTAGACATTTGGTCTAATACAATACGTCTTTCATTTTCATTATACATCTTTTCAATTCTTTTAGAAGAAACGTCAAATTCCTTTCCAAACATAGAATGTTTTGTTATTCTTCTAAACTCTCTTAAACCTTCTATACTATCATCTCTTGCTATTCTTCTTCTAACTAAAGGGTCATACAACTTATTTATAATAACCTGCTCTATTTGGTCATTATATACAACTCTAAAAGAACTTCTTTGCATTGCATTTTTCAACCAATCCCCAAACTTTTTGTCAGGAGATGTTACCATATCCTCTATTTCCCTATAAGTTCTTTCTATTGCGTCTCTATCTATTCTATTGAATAAATTATCACTCCAGTCTAATCCTTCCAACTTTTCAACCATTTTAGGAAGAATTGTATTTTTCTGCACTTCATCTAATTTTCTAATATCGCTAGCTAAATAATTAACTTCATCCATAGTAAATCTTCTACCTTCTTGGTAGTTTTTACTAAAATATGCTCTATTCATATTACGGAAAGTTCCAAATAAACCTCCCTTTAAATCTGATAATTCAATTCTTTTATCATCCTTATTTAATCGTTGCCATTTGCCATTTTTTAACTTCTTATGAGTATTAACTTCAAAGTAAGCATCATGCATTGTTTTAAAAAACACATCAGCAGATTTTAATCCAACTTCATCTAATGGGTCAGAACCAAAAGCAATTTGAGCTCTAGTTATTTCTCTTTGATATTGATGCCAATCTTTACCTTCCTTAGGTGTTCTTGTTATTCTATATATACCGCCACCTTTACCTTTTTTAATAACTTCAAAAACTTCCTTTTTACCTTCAGCTGCCATTAAAGCATTATAAGCAGATTTCATAATCTGTGCCTGTGTAACAGCTCTACCAAGCATACTTCTTCCATCAACTGCTCCTCTAGATGCTTCTATTCTAGAAAATGGAGAATAATATAGTGTTTTACTTTTCTTTAATGGATTATTAGGGTCTGAACCTTCTGTTAGCAACTCTCTATAAGTCATGCCTTTATGAGGACCAATCTTTATAGTTTCTGTTTTATTATGCGTAACATTAGTCTTTTTCTCATTATAAAACTCCCCTTTATTACGATGTATAGCATCCATCCAAGATTGCTTCATACCGTAGCCAATACCATTTTCTTTTTTACCACCAAAATATATAAATGCTTCATCACCATCTAAATCAGCACCACCTAAAGCTCTCATAGTTCTACTATGTAACATAATACCATGACCATCTCTTCCAGTAAAGCCTCTAAAATTCAATATATGAGCTCCAGATATACTATCCATAGGAACTCTTAATACAGCTGCTCTAAATATCTCTTTATAAGTATCAGGGTCTTTCTTGCTTAATTTCCAAACCTCCCCTAATGTTTTAACTTCGCCATCAGGTAACCTTATTTTAGTTTTTTTATAAGCATTATCTAAATAGAATATAGTATCATCTTTATTTAAATCAGCAAAATCTCTTTGCATCCATTTGTCATAAGGTCTCATTCTAGCTGCAGCTGAATTATCTTGTCTAGGTCTTGTAACTGATTTGACAAAGTAATTATGTAAAACAGCAGCTCTATAATCTCTTACATATTTATGTAAATAACCTGAATATCCAGGTTGTCCAGCAGAAGCTGCTTCTTCTCCCACTATAGCTATATTTTTAAGTAATCTATCTACAGGCCCCATAGACTCGCTTAATCCCCCTAATATATCAGCTCTTTGCTCTGCTGTGATTTCTCCTTCTTGGAATTGAGCTTCTACATCTTTTTCAACTATTCTTAACATTCTTTGCATAACTCTTTCTGAAAGTCTTTCTAAACCAGGCGTCTTTAAAGCATCTATTAATTCTGCTGTTCCTATATCTTCTAAATTATTAAGAAGAAACTCTAAATCTTTCTCACTGGTCTTTTGTTTATATCTTTCTAGAATCTTATTAACTTCAGGGTTACCTTCAAATGATTTTCCTATAGTTTCATTAAAAATATCATCAATAGTTTCCTTGCTTATTTCATTCTTTCCAAATTGATGAAGATTAGTAAATAATTGCTTGACCCATATTTGTCTTTGAACTATATGAGGGTCATTAATAACGGAACTACTATATTTAATACTTTCAGGATTTAATTCATAATTTTGACCACCTACAAAAGAGAGGTCACCTGTTTTCTTGTCTAAATTATAGTCTTTAGCAGTTAATCTTTCCCCTGTCTGTTTAGCAGCAGAAGTCATTACAAGCATATGAACACCTTTTTTCTTCATATCTTTAGTTGCTGCTTCTCCCACATCATGCATCATATACTTCCCTAATAATGCGCCTAAATTCTTCGTAGTACCATCTGGCATTTTAATAGGTGTATTATCCACTATAAATGATTTATTTTGTCCAGATTCAGGATGACCAGCATCTTTGTTAATAGCTTTTATAACATCGCTTCTAACCAATATAGCACCATCAACATGTTCAGGTAAGTCAGTACTTTTACCTAACAGGCTATTTTTCTTATAATAATCAAGTTCTTGAGGGTCACTTATTAACCTATAAACAAAATTACCATCGTTACTCATATCATTGATAAGTGGATTGCCTTTTTCATCTGCAACTTCATTTATAAACTTCTTACTACCTGAATAACCATTAGTCATCCATATTTGATTTCTTTTATTAAATGCTATAGCACTTGGTATAAAACCAGGACCCATAATCTTTTTAATATTAGCAGGAGTATCAGTATATCCGTTAAGACTTAAATCGTATAATAGATTAGATACCACCATTTCTTGATAATCTTTCTCACTTATACCATACTTTAGTTTAGCCATCTTTTGAGCTTCTTTCATTAAAGTATAAGCTTTTTTATCAATCTCTCCAGTTTTTGCTGCTCTTTTAATAGTTTGAATTAATTTTAAATACCTAGTTCTAACTTCTTTAGCAGACATAGGTTTAACCTTAGGATGTGTTTTAGCAAAAATTATTCTACCTTTATCCCCTTGTCCACCTAAAGGATATAAATTAAACTTTTCTTTCATTTCTTTAATAACATTGCTAATTAAAGTATCGACAGCACTTCTTGCATCTTTTTCACTCATTCTTTCATTGAATCTAAAATGCATTTCAAGTTTATCTAATGGAACAGATATAGACATACCATTCTTTTTATATCTACCAACATCACTCAATATTACAATAGGAGCAGCACCATCTTTAAGCTGCCCTCCTTCATTGAAATAAACATCTTCTATTAATTTAGGAGCTTCTACCTGTCTTTGAGATTGTCCTGTAACAGAGGTTGGTCTATCAGGATTAGTGAAATCAACGTCCCCTTTAACACCATTTGTCTTAACAAATATAACTTGCTTACCAAGATTTAATTCCCTCATCCATTTTCTTACATGCTCTTTACCTTCTTTTGAAATTTCATTGCCAAATTCCTTTTCCATTTCTTTGACAGCTTCTTCAGCTCTTATATCTTTACTTCCTTTATCAACATACTTTTCTAATATATCTTGAGCCTTTCTTCCAAATTCAATTTTATTATCTCTTTTTTCTATAGATGTAAATTCAGGCTTATCCCATAAATCTTTTAAATATTTATCTGAAAAATATTCACTCTTTTTCATTAAGGCAAATTCAGATGCTTTTAATCCTACATCTACATCTGTAATTTGTTCTCCTGTTCTTACATCGATATATTGATTAGCCTCTAATGGCTCATGCAGAGTTACTATTTCTTCATAAGAATCTTCTATTTGTTTTTGAAGTTTTTCTTTTCTTTTATTTAATTCTTTAACTCTTATTCTATCGGGCTTATCTTCTTTTAATGTTCTGTTTATTTCAGCTATTTGCTGCTTTCTTTCTTTTATATAATTCTTTAAATTAGCAATATTCTTACGAGTTTCTATATGTCTTATTTTAATATCTTTTTTATCTACAGCAGCTTTAATAGGGCTTTTAGGACCTTCTGCCATTTCACCAAAAGTTACTTCTGCTACATCTTTCATAGCCTGTTTGGCATGTTCAGATAATTTTTGTTGTTTCTTGCCACCCTCTGACTTCCATACCAAGTCTCCCCTAGTTCCTATTAGAGCAGGGTTTGATTTTAATTTTGGCGTTCCGTGAAATGCTACAAACCTATTCTTATCAGAACTCCATCTAAACCAACTTCTTTGCCTAGGGTCATATACGTTTATCTCTCCTATACCTCTATCAATACCCATTTGAACAGCCCAACCTGTACCACCTTTTACAGTTCTTCCATTTAACTGTTCATATTTACCCGATTTACTCATTTCTATTTCACCAATAGCAAAAATAGAGTTTGCATTCTTTACTTGGAACCAATTTCTAGCTGTTAAATTATAAACCTCTTCTTTGTTACTAACTGTTCTTTTTAAAGTTTGATTAGCTAATTCAATTTTAGGACCAGCTTCTTGTAATTCTGCTTCAGATAAACCCCTATCTACTCCTCTTACTGCACCTTTATTTCTTCTATTAAAGTAATCATTTACATTTCTTTTATTTGGCTCTGGTAAATAGTGTATAACAGGAAAATTGTATTTATCTAACACAATAGACCAATAACTATCAGCTCCTCTAGCGCCACCTGAAGCTCCTACTCCTAGTAAATCATGAGCTTTATGTCTTTTAGATTCTTTCTGTATACCCTTTCTAACATTAGATAGTATTTGGTATCCTTTAGTATTTAATTCTTCAGATGGTATTCTTTCTGTAATACCTAGCTGTTTCATTAATTCATAAGCATTAGCAGCATTTTCTTCAGGAGTTCTGTAAGTAGCTTCTGCCATTTTCTTTATTTCTTTTTGAACTATTGGGTGGTATTCTTCCCAGTTTTTCATTTCTTCGGGATTTCTTAACCATTCTAATTTAGGGTTTTTAGATGCCTGTTTTTCCATCTCTTTCATACCTTCGATTGCTTTAGCTCTAAACCAAGGGCCTTCTTTTGAACCGAAATAAGCACCTACGATATATTCATATATCTGTTCGGGGGTTGTTTGTCCTCTCATTGTAGCTGGCAAGCCCATAAACATACTACCTGCTGCAGCTCTTAAAACTTTATCTCCTGTTTTAGTACCTGGAATAACATTTCCTATTCCTCTAAATACACCACCTGCTACTGCACCACCCTTAAAGCTTTCCCACATAGCATCTACACCATCCCAAACAGATGATATTGAACTAGCTACACCTAAATGAAATGCTCCTTCGGCTAAATGAGCAGCTTTTTCTTTAAGCATAAATTTAGAAGCCGCATCAACAGCTCCAAATCTACTATTTCTAGCTCCTTTTAAAGCAGGTTTTATAATACTCTTAGCACCTTTAGTAACCCAATCTGCTCCTATCATTGGAACTGATTTAAGTCCACCAAGTGCTTTTGCTGCACTAACTAATCCTAAAGATTTTAAAGGGCCAGATAAAATTCCTGGGACAAATCCCACTAAATGTCCAAGATTTCTAGCTATAGCTTCATATTCATTATCAGGGTGTTCTGATATCCTAAGAGTTGTAAAACCTTCAAAAAAGCCTGCTCCTGCTTGTTTTACGGCCTCTAATACAGAAAAATCCCCTTCATAAAATGGTACGTTATGGTATTGAGCGTGTTCCCTTACTCGTTCTTTTTCTTCTTCAGAAGCTAATTCAGGTTTATTCCTAATTGCCTCTATTAATTTACGAGTTTGTTCCTCGTCATATATTGGTTGGAATTGAGGTTGTTGTTCTAATTGTTGTTGTTGTTGAATAGCCACATTTATTCAGCTAGGTCATTTAATATACTGTAAACTGCATATACATCACCTGCTAACATTAATCCTGATGCTACTTGTGTAACTCCTGCTGGAATCATAGCCAAACCTAGTTTACCCATTATTGACATTGCAGCTTTAGGTCCCAATCTCTTTGCAAGCATCCTTAAAACTTTAGCTTTGCCGTGCTTTTGTACAGCTTTTGACCATACTTTTCTAACACCTTTAATAGTCTTGTCTCTAGCTCCTTTAGAAGCATCATCAGCAACATTCCAAGCATTTTTCAATACTTTTCCTCGTTTAGTTCGACTGAAATTTGGATTTTTAGATTTACCTGTATAATTTTTAATATAGTTTCTTTCAGCTCTTTTGAATTTATTTTGAGCTTTCTTTAAAATATCATCAGCCGTTGATTGAGCTCTGTTTATTTTACCTTTAGTATAATCAGACTTAGTTAAAATGTCATCAAATCTTGAAGCTTGATTCTTGGTAAAATCCATCTTAGCACTCCAAGGTGTTTGCATTCCGACATTGTATAATTGTCGTCCAGCCATCGCTCCTGTTCCAGTAGCAAATCCCAATTTCCCCGCAGTCGTGGCTATACCTGTTGCTCTATCAACCCCAGGGCTACCGAATTTTTTTTGCATCCATTGTTCCCAAGTTCTATCAGGTAAAGCATATTTTTTAATATCTGAATTATCAGAATAATCTAATATAAAGTTCTGCAAATCAGGATTACCTTGAACCAATTTTTGCATATCGTCATTACTTAAATGATTAAATTGTTGATATGTAGTTAATTTTTTTTCAATCATAGGTAAATAAGACCTAATCATTTCTTCATATTGCCTTCTAAATGGGCCTGGATTAAAGTGACCAGCATTAAGCATTTCATTATATGCAGCTAAAGGTAATTCTTTTCTAGCCTTTTGTTTAAACTCTAATAAAGCTTTCATTGGATTTTTTCTACTTAAGTTAAATGGTTTTTTCCCTGTAAAGTTGCCCTCACTATCATATTGATTCACACCATCAAACCAATTTTTAACATCACCAAAAGCTGCATCACTAAAGTTCTTAGTGTTGTCATCCCACCAAGTATCTACAAAATTACTTATTTTACCTGCTCTTGCTTCTTTGCTTTTATCTAATGCTTTTGTTATACCATCAGCGATACCACTCATATTGGAACCGCCTCCGTATATCTGTGCATAATTACCGTA